AGTTCGGTTTGTTCGGTCATTAAGACACCATCAGAGTCTATAATAATGCGAAAGCCTACTAAGGTTCCTTCCTTCATACCGCTCCTTATTATAATTCACAGGCTCCACCAACACAGGCTAAGGTCTGTGCCCCCTCTGTAAAATCATCTGATTCGTTAAGGTTCCAATCAAACTCTGTTGGAAAATCCTTAACCATCTCCTCATATTCTTCTTCTGTTATCTGCTCGTATGGTGCTTGAGCGTGGCTATGCTCATCATAGGGCAGGAAAGATATACCTGAGATTGTATCAAAGTTATTGTATACCCAGTTACCGATCTCAAGAAACTCTGAATCCCTATAGTATACAGTAATGCTAGGCTTATGCTCACACCAATGTTCTTGATACTTGGCCCACAACTCTAGTTGTTCCATTCCAGACTGCTCAGAAGCGAACACAGCGGCCTCTGGAGCCTTTTTAGGGAAAGAGAATACCTTGGTAGTGGGTGAGAGGTTATCCATCTCACAAGGCACTCCAGCGTCTTCTAAGACCTGACATAGTGGGTCACGCATATCAGCCCGTACACGACGAATATAATATGGTGCGTAGCGTCCATGAATGCCTGACGCAGAATCCACTAACTGAGATACTGTACCACTAGGCTTAACGCAAGTAATAGCCGCACTCTGTGGAATACCTAAACGCTCTGCCCACTCTTTGTTGGTTTCGACAGCAACATCACGCAGATCCTCAAGCAATAAATCAAGATCTTCGTTCTCAAGAGTAAGTAGTGGGTTGTCCAAAATTCCTGTTAGACTTACGCCTAAGAGCGCTTCTTCTTCGGTGTTGGCTTTCCAGATACCTCTTAGGTAGCGGAAGTCCGTGAGGGTGGCTTGGAGAGTTCCCAAGATAGTCGCAACTCGTACTTTTCTCCTGAGAGATTCAGCCGTATCTTCCGGTCTGACGACAACTTCTGAAAGGTTGCATACTTGTGACTTTCTAAGGATGATTTCAGAGCATGGATTTGTTCCGAAATCTCTGTCGCTATCCCGCCTACCATTTCTTTCAGCTTGCCTTTGGCTTGCGGCTCTACTGAAGATTCCTCGTTCTCCACTCTTTGATTCATAAAGACTCCTCCACTCATCTAAAAATAATTCAAAAGAAGGCTTGCTGTTATAGCAGGCGCTATTGTTGGCTAGGCCACGTTGTGATTCTGTATGATACCACTCACCATGTTTAGCTTTACGGAGAGCATCATCAGAAAGATCTGACAAACTTATTAAAGCTGATCGTCTGACTCCTCCGACAACAACGATTTGTGCGATTTTACAGCAAAGATCGTGGCATTCAAGGGACGTAAGCTTTCGTCCAGCCGCTCCTGTAAATAATCTAACTGTAAATTTGAAGAGGTCGATAAGAGGTTCTGGGCCACTTGCTCTGCCTCCAAAAGTTTTGAGCGAGGCACCCGCAGGTCGAACTCTAGATGTATCCCATTCTGGTATTTGACCACTATACAGCAACGATACCAACTCCCGATACGATTTCGCCCATCCAATTTTTGAATCCGGTACATGTATGACTGTATCTGTGGCATGAAATTCCTCTGCAATCTCTGGAAGCTTTGAAATGTATTGGTCTTCTACACTATATCCTACTCCTGTACCACACATTAAAACATACATCATCTCGTCAAAGCAACGTGGGCTATCAATAGCAATATAGCTACAGTTAAACCCTGCCATGTTATCGCGGTCTAAAGCTTCGCCAGCCGTCATCAAAGCTCTCATAGACGGCATAACTTCTAAATCGTGTATAGCTTTAAATATTTCTACACGTTCATCATCGTTTAGTTTATCACCCCAATATTTTATATATCGGGTAATTGTTTCTTTCCATGTCTCTCGCCGCTCTTCACTTGGAAGGTATCGGGCGTATCGGCTTTTGTGTATGTACTGTTGATAGGCGTCCAATGATCTCTCTCCTTTCTTCGGTGGTATATTTCGACCAGTTACTTATTTCTTTTAGATTCCTTCCACATCCAATACACACCCCATCCCTGAGTGTGCAAACCTTTGTGCAGGGTGACTTCATTCTAACTCTTCAATGTCGTTCAAGTCATTAATATTTAGCTTGTATTTGTTTCGCTTTTTTATTGGCTTGTACTTTTCGGAGTCTCGCTCTTCATATTTTTTTCTTTTGTGGCGACTAAACTTTTCTAGCCTCTCACGTTTGCGGTCATTCATCATCACCTATGCTCCCCCTCTTAGAGACATCTATCCAATCCTCTGGAATACTATCTTCAGAGAACCATCTAAAGCCTTTTGAGGAAGCCCACTCAGCGTGATTACGTTTTGTTCCGTCCTTCCTGCGTTTGGCCTGTGGCATGGGCGCATTAGGATCAGCAAATAAAAATACTAACTCAATGTCTTTTGGTAGCGCCTTAGCGATCCAGACATATTTATTATATTCATTGTGATCCCAGAATCGACCCTTAGCCTCAAGATAAATTTTCTTGCCATCTATCTCACGAATAAAGTCTGGGTGATATGTATGCTCAACAATATAGGCGGTTGTTTCGGAATGAATCTTCCAATCATTTAAAATGCCTGAGTGGAGTTCATATTCCCAATTAGAGTCATAGCCTTTTATCGGGGCCTTATCTACTGGCCTTTTAACTCGCTGACGGCGATAGCCTTTTTTTATTTTTGGTTTCAATGTATTGTTACTTTTTCAAAGTCTTCAAAATGAATCTTTAATATGATATATAGCTCATATAAAAGTTCTTCTTCAATTGTTTCTTCATCTGCCAACTGCTTGGCACAATAAAAAATTAATGCCTCTAAACTCAAAGGCTTCATACTAAGTCAGAATAGATATAACTGTCAATAGGCTTAGAAGGATTTTTCTTAACCAGCTTCTTCAGCTTGCGGCGTGTCCACTTTTCTGTAAATGAAGAGTTGAATATTTGATTATTATGAAAGTAATAAGGGGTCTGATTAAGATACTGCTTATAGTTTTCAGCAGTAATCTTATTAGCTTCTTCTTCATTAGGCATTAAACTTTTGAGCCATTGAACAGAAATAATAGGAACGTGCCTATTTATTTTTTTCATTATTTGTCTTTTCACACAATCTCCTCAACTCTAGGAGTAACTTCTATATGCGTAAAGTATGCTGGGCCATTAGCGTATTGAAACGCTCTTAAGCCTTTACCGTTGTTTGCATCTTTGTAGCACTCAAACTTATAGGGGCAATATACACAGCCACGGTGTAGTTTCATGTTACCCTTTTTACCCTCTGGTACGGACTCATAGCATCGTGGGGGCGGTGTGGTTAATTTAAGAGCTTTCTTTACGCCCTGTATTTGAGTATTGATATTTGGCTTGTCAAGCTCCTCTGGGCGATAAAGACAAAGCTCTCCGCTCTCTTTATTGATAACAAGAAAGCCGCCCTCAGAAGACTTTTCAGCCTCCTCATAGCCAGCAAGCTGTGACATATACCCAAAGGGGTCATCCTCTCTTAGACGCCCCTCACGAAACTTGTTAAACGAGAACTTAGATGCGGTCTTAACATCAACCACTTCACCATCAATCTTACAGTCAATGTGTCCCTTGACGCCTTTGACATCAACTTCTTTTTGCTCGTCCGTTACTTTATGCCCAGAGGCACGGACAAGCATTAAGAGAATCTCTTCTAGTAGATGCCCATAAAGAAACTTTATTTGTAGGGATGGTGAAGGTACTGACGTTTGAGACGGTAGATTTTTTTCATACCAAAGCTGTCGAGCAGGACGACCAATATTAGACATACGCAGAGTAAACTCTGAATTTCTTTCTGATGGTCTAGCCCAAGCCAGAAGCGAATCCTTGATACGAGACAGTGTGAAGTCTAGATCTTCATCACTTAAATTAAATTCACGGCCTTCAGATAATTCTGATAGTTGTCCATAAATATCGTCAATTAATGTGTCAAGTTTCACGATGTTTTATCCATCTAAGTTTACGGGTTCTAGGATTAAAGCCTAAAAAAACTACTCCTATTTGTTTTTGCAGGGGGCTTCTAGTGCTATTAGGCGAGTATGCACTACGCCGTCTTTTATCTTTCTGCAAGGTTTTTACATCAACCAATATACACTCGCCGTCTTTATAAGCAATTAGATCTATTGGGCCACTTGCGCCGGGATTCAGAAATACCTCATACCCATTATCCCATAACCACGTAATCGCATAATGTTCAGCGATATCTCCAATGCGAGATGTTGAGTTTATTTTTTTAGTCAATTTTTTTTCTGTCTACACAATACGTTTTTTGTACAGGCCTTACAAGACAAATGCGATAAGGTTGTCTAGTGCATTCTTGTCTTTCTGACACTACTGTTTTCCACTTTAGGCATTCACCTTCTTGTGGCGGAGTGGCACAACTAAACAGCAATAAGAATATAAGAAGTTTAGTGAGTTTCACTCCAGTTGTCTCCTATCTTGTATTCTCCATCAAGCTCACAGAAAAGCTTAAGCTCTTTTCCCGTTTGACGAATAGCGTCTATACCCAGATCACCAACACAATCAGAGTGCTTTTCTAATGCTTCTATCTGCCATTCATCATGGACGTTACAGACAAAGTGTGCATCAAGAGTATTAAGTTTGATTGAGCGGTGCAAGTTTACCATAGCGTGTTTCATAACAATAGCACCAGCACTTTGTAGTAATGTATTTAGGGCGGCGTGTTCAGAACGAACATACAGCTTACGTCCGTCTAGTCCTTTGAGGAATCCTTTTGAAGCCGCTCGTCCAACTGAGTCTTTAAGATGTTTAAATGCAGGGAGATTATCGAAGAAATGCTTTCTAAGTTTCGCACCATCACGTTTGTTTCCTCCAACCACACTGCCA